TTATCAGCTGAAAAGGCATCAGCCCTGCGCCGGAGCCTGTGCAGCAGTGGTCGTGCTGGTCGCTGCGCTCGCTGCACTGGTGGCGTCAGTAGTGACAACAGGCGCTACCGGTTCAGTTGCCGGGGTCGCGGCTGCAGCAGTAGATGCGACTGGCGTATCGGACGTAGCGTCTTGCGCAGTTACGGCCGGCGACACAGTGGGTGCCGCAACAGGTGCAGAGACAGGCGCAGCATTGTCAGCGGCAGGCACCGGATCAGCGGGTGCAGCCGTGGCAGCAGGCTGTGTCGAATCGGCAGTCTGCACTGCGGCTACAGGAGGTACGACCGACGAAGTGTCTGCCGGTTGTGGCGTTGCGACCGGTGCCGTCGAGGCAGCAGGCGATGCCGTCTCGGTAACGGGAGCGACAGGTGCAGCGGTCACATCAGCAGGTGCAGCAGCTGAATCAGTCGGGCTGGTAAGCGGCGCCACATCGGTTGATGCCTGCGCGGCACTGTCCACCGCCGTGGCCGCAACTGCTGGCGCAGGGTTGGCCGTCGATTCGGTCGTGGTGGCAGCCACTGGTGCAGCCGTGGCAGGTGCATCGGTGTCAGTCGTGGCCGTGGCATTCGCAGCCGATGCGGCGTCGGTGTCAGACGACACATCGGCACTGGCGACATCGATGACGAGAAATTCGGCGTGCCCGGCCTCGACATGAGAGCGGGTCTCGTCATTAGCCGGATAGCTCTGGCCTTTGGCGTACTTGACGGATTGCAGGCCCGCGCCGTTGATGTGGAAAAAATCGATGAGATAGCGAATCACGTTCATGGCAAAGCTCCTGGTTGAAAAAACAGAAAAAATAGAAAAGAGGGATCGTTGGTCCGGCTAGTCAGCCAGTGATTTGGGCGACAGAGGACGCGTTGAGCGAGCTGGCCGGCTCGAAGCGTGCGTTGATGCCCAGGAGTAGCCCAGCAAACAGGCCGGCGACAGACAGCGTGGCCTGCAACTGAACGAATGCGAAGCCGTTGTTGGTGTCGAGCTCATCGACGGAACAGTCGATCAGCGCCTGGACATTGGCGGCATTGGGCGGTGCGATCGGGGTGATCGCCTTGGCCAAACCGTTGACGCCGACGATAGGCTTGGCACTGGTGCCATTGATGTCCAGCGCCTGCATCAGTTGCGCGTTGACGATGCCGGCTGCGTTGGCGCCGGTGTCGATCAGCGCCAGCAGCCGATGGAAATTGCCGACTGGAATCCAGGCGGTTTGCCCGGCGGTAGCATTCTGCGGTCCGGTGCGCCCCAGAATGGCGAACTGCTCCGAACCCTTGGTGTTGGGAAAGCCCATGGGATGTCCTTAAGTGAAGTGAAAGGGAAATCAGCGATCAGCGCGCGCCGAGCTGCACAAAGGGCGACAGCGTCGTGGCGCCCTTGGCGGGAGCCACGGCCTGCGCGATCTTGCTTTGCCCGTCCATGCGGAAGGTGGTGCGAAACGCCACCGCATCGGCATCGAAATACAGATGCATGCTGGTGGCAGTCTGCAAGCCAGCGGCCTTGGTGATGGTCTGGTAGTACTGCAGATCCACCAGCAGCACGTCACCCTGGCTGGAGAACGCTGCCGGATGCTGCGAGAAGATCACCGGCAGACCCAAGAGCGTGTTGCGCTGCACTTGCGCGAGTGATCCGCCCAGGTTGACCTGGTAGCCAATCGGCATGAACGCCGGCATACCATTCCAGGTGATGCCGTAAAGCGCGGCTTGCACCGACTTGTTCATGATCCACACGCCCTTGTTCTCCGAGCCGGGCATGAGGCGGGACTGCATATTGAGCAGGTTCGTGAGCGACAGCGTCTGCGTCGCCTGACCCGCGTCCTTCGCCACCGTGATCACGGCGTTGGACTGGAAGGCGCCCAGCGGCACACCGTCACCCTGGCCGTTGAGGATGGCCTCGTTGGTTTTCCAGCGGATGCGCTCGGCGATCTGCTTGGGCAAGTACGAGGTCAGCGCATTCGTGTCTTCCAGCAATTCCGAGGTAATCGGCACCAACGCCATCAGTTTTTTGAGGCGCAAGGTGGTGAGACCCAATTGCGGCTTGGTGGCTTGCGCGACCGATGCTTCACCCTGCCAGTAGGCACGCACACCATTGCTGCCCCACGGCGTGGTCTCGTCCTTGGGGAAGGACATGCTGTTGCCGGAGATTTCGACGTTGTCGGTCATCGGCAGCAGCCCGTCCTCGCCCAGTGAGAGCGTGAAAATCTCTTGTGCAAACTGCGGTGGCACGGCAAAACCACCGTCAACACCATCGGATTCATTGGCCACCAGGCCAGGTGCCACGGCATTCCTGCCCGAGCCGATGATCAGCCGTTCATCGACCATGCCACCCGCACGGCGGGCCACTTCAGCCTGGCGCACGGATTTGAGGAATTCGCCCATGCTGGCAAAGCCACGGCGGGTATCGAGTTCGCGGTTGTCGCTCAGGGTGATGATGCCGGCACCGAAACCATTGCCCGTCGGTAAGGCTACTTGGTTGCCTGATGCAGGCATGACAGGGTTGGCCGACATGGCGGCGGCCACACTGGCCGAGCGCGCTTCTTCGGCAATCAGCGTCATCTCCCGATCGATGGCTGCCGAGGCAGCTTCGATCTGGGCGCGAAGGGTGTCGAAACGTGTGGCTTCATCGGCCGTGAGATCACGGTTTTCGCCAGCGGCGACATCGGTCAGGGTGCGAGCATCCTTGACCAGATTCGCCTTCTTGGCCTGTAGCTCACGGAGGTGTTTGCTCATTGCGGGTTCTCCAAAGTAAAAAACCCGCTCAAGGCGGGTATAAAAAAAGCCACCGAGGAAATCCTGGGCGGCTGTCTGCGAGGCCTGCAGGTGCAGGCATAAATTCAAATCAGTGCAAGCGCATTTCTCGCCTGAGAAAGTCGCGATGTGGCACGGCTTTGCGCACGGCCACGCTTTTGCATCATCGAAATCAGGTCGTCGAAGGTGCTGATGCCGTCGACCATCTTTTGTCCCACTGCGGTGTCGGCACCGAGCACGCGGCCCTGACCGAGCCCCTCGCGCACGTTGGCCACCGGCAGACCTCGCCCTTTGGCGACGGCCTTGGTGAAGGCACCGTAATAGTCATCGACACGCGACTGCATGAAGCCGCGCGCCTCGTCGTTCAAGGGCTCGTAGGGATTGCCCTCGACCTTGTATTTGCCGGCCGAAATCAGCGTGGGGGTCACACCCTCAGCGGCAATCGCCTGCGAGTAATCGAAATGCGCCTGCCAGACGCCGATGGAGCCCACCTCTCCACCCGGGGTGACATAGAACTCGCCGGCAGCGCAGCCGATCCAGTACGCAGCACTTGCGGCTAGGCTGTTGGCAATCGCCACCACCGGTTTGCTGGCGCGTGCAGACTGAATCTGATCAGCGAGTTCGGCTACGCCGTAGACGCTGCCACCGGGACTGTCGATGTCGATCAGGATTTGACCCACCGAGTCGTCAGCCAACGCCTGGCGCAGCGCGGCGCCAAACATCTGTGTGCTGGTCATGCCGGGGCCGGATACGTCGTCGACCATATTGGCGCGCTGGGTGACGATGCCGTACAGCGGCAGCACTGCAATGCCGGCGCCGCCAGCGGATTGGGCCATCTGGCGTTTGACCTGGCGCGCCTCGCGGTCCGCCATGACCTGAGTCAGAACGTCGTCACCGGCAGGCTGGCCTCTATTCCATCGTCCCAATACGGCCGTCAGTGCATTCAGGCGTTCCGGCATCAATGCCCAGGGCGTCGCCAGAAATTCGGCCATCAGCAGTTCACCCTTCATGTCATGCCTCATCGTCGTCATCTTCCGTGTTGATCTTGTTGGGCTCGGCGTTGTCATCGTCGGGCGGCGGTGCCGTGGCCGGTTGCTGATTGGTGCCGGTCATCCCCATGTTGAGCGCCACCAGCGGCTCATCCAAGCCCGGCAGCGGTGTGTAGTTTTCTGCAACGCGCACTTCGTTTCTGGTTAGTGCGCCCATGCTGACCATGGCCGAGTAGTACGTGGCGCGGCTGTTGGCGTCACCGCGCATGAGCGCTGCAAAGTCAAATTCGCAGTCCAGCCCTTCGTCATCGAGCATCAGATCGGCGCGAATACTGGCTTCCCACCGCTCGGCCCAGGGCCGCATGGTGTAGCGCACGAACTCGATCGACTGCTGCTCGATGTTGTTATTGGTCGCGCGGTCCAGGTCCGCGATCATGTGCGGGGGCACCCGAAACAGGCGTGCGATATCCGTCACCTGAAATTTGCGCAGCTCAAGGAACTGCGCTTCCTTGTTAGTGACGCCAACCTCGTGGTACTTCATGCCGGCTTCCAGCACCAGCACCTTGCCGCGATTCATCGCGCCTTGCGCGTTCTGGTAGGACTCGCGAAAGTTGTCGCGGGCGGGCTTGTCCTTGAAAGTGCCCGGATACTCGATCCAGCCACCCGTGGGCTTGGCATCATTGGCAAAGAAGCGTGAGCCATAGTCCTGTGCGGCCAGTGCCAGACCAAAGCTCTCGCGCGCCATCTCGATCGGCGACAGACCGATCATGCCGTCGCTGGACAATCCGCGCAGATGCCAGACGGCGCTGCGTGGCAGAAAAGTTTGATCGCCAAATCGGTCGATGATGCGATAACTGTATTCGTCAGCCTGGCTCTGCGAGAGCACCAGGCTGATGCGATCCGGGTGGATCGGAATCAAGTCGGTGATTTCACCATTGGCGTTGCTGATAATTCTGCAGAACGCGTTGCCCCGTAACGCCAGATGCCCCATGAGCATTTCACGCCACTCGAATGGGTTCTGAAACCGGTTCGGGCGCAGGTGAAACAGGCGGTACAGCCAGTGATTCGTCACCTCGACCTTGCCCCGGTTTTTGCCGGGGCGGTACAAAATGAATGGCAGCGAGGCCATGCTCTCGGACAGGATGCGCACACAGGCGTACACCGCCGACAAGCGCAGCGCGGTTTCTGACGAAATCCGCGCGCCGCTGACCGTGCGCATCGTGACCGGTTCGAACCAGAACGATCCCCAGGGACTGCGATCATCCGAGTCGGCGCGCGGACCGCCAAAATTGCGGAAGAAATCAGCGAATTTTCCCATCACAACACCATCAGTTCGTAGTCGCTGCCGATCACCATGCCGTCACCCGGTTTGATGGCCCGCGCGATCGCCATGATCAGCGCCACGATACCGTCGATCTTGTTCTCCGGGCGCTCTTTCCTCGGGTAGATGTTGTCCTTGGCATCCATGTGGGCGACCACGTTCGAGGCCATCCAGGTCAATACCGGATCGCCGTCGTGAATTAATTTGCGTTGCAATACCAGCGCCTCAAGCGTCTTCATCGGTTCTGAAAAATTGAGCACCGTCGGGCGCACTTCGATCATGGGCAAACCCACTGCCAGCATGCGTGTTGAGAGTTGCGTGGCCTGGAACGGGTCGTAGGCCACGGCCTGCACCTCAAAGCGCGAGGCCAGTTCCACCAGCTCGCCCTCGATCCAACCGAAGTCGATGACATTGCCCGGTGTCACGGTAAGTCGATCGCTTCTAGCCCAACCAGCGTATTGGCTGTTTTCGGATGCGGACACTGTGTCCTCCGGCAGCCAGTACCGGCTGAACACCGCGTAGGAACCTGCAACGCCTGGGTGCTGGAACACCAGCACCAAAGCGGCCACGTCCGTTTTACTGGCCAGATCCAATCCAATCCAGCACGGTTGCCCTGCGAAGGTTTCAAGATTCAGGGCTGGATCAGCGCAGCGATCCCAGGCGCGCATGTCCATCCACGCGGTATCGGCATTGACCCATTCGTTCAGATGCTTGGTCTTGAAATTGTTGACCGCGCTGGGCAGTTGCATCGCCTTGGCCTGCAGCGGCGCCAGCACTTCCGGGCGCACCGAGATGCCCCAATTCGGATTTGCCTTGATCAGCGCGGACTCCAGCGTCCAGTCGTCCCCATCGTCCAAGCCATAGACAATGCCAAACTGGCTGTCGTCCTCGAAGACGCCATCGAGCAGGCGGGTCACAAAGGTGCGAATCTCGTAGCAAATGCCGGAGCGGTTGCTGCCTGCCGTGGTGATCACCCACAGGAGCGAGTTGTCGCGCTTGCCGGTACCGGTTTCCACCACGTCATACACGGTGCGGGTTTTGTGGGCGTGCAACTCATCGACGCAGCCGAAGTGGATGTTGAGCCCGTCCAGGGTTGAACCTTCTGCGGACAGCGCCTCGAATTTCGAGCCACTGGCCATCACATGCATGTTGTGCGCGCCGACCCCGACGCCAAAGCGTGAGCGAAATCCAGCGGACTGGCGCGCCATGGTCTGCGCATCGCCAAACACAATGCGCGCCTGGTCACGTGTGGTCGCCAGCGAATACACCTCGGCGCCACCTTCACCATCAGCCGCCAGCATGTACAGCGCCAGCGCCGAGGACAGCGTGGACTTGGCGTTGCCGCGCGGCACCTCGATGTAGGCACGCCGATACCGGCGCTTGCCATCGGGCTTGACCCAGCCGAACACGGTGGTCAGGATGAATACCTGCCATGGCTCCAAGTGGATCGGCTGTCCGGCCAGCGGGCCTTTGACGTGGGGCAGGCGTTCAATGAACGCGCACAGGTTGTCTGCCGGAGAAAACGATTTACCCGATCGGTCCGCCAGCTTTGGATTGAAACGATAGGGGCTGGCTTTGCCCTTGAACTTGACCAGGTCGTTTAATTGCCGCTGGCAGGCCTGCTTTACCCATCGGCAGGCGGAAATATCACCTTCCACCACGGCTTCGGCGTAACGACGGGCTGCGGTGACGTAGTTAGAGGTTGCCATCGTTCCAGTCATTTGAGGCTTGGTGAATGCGCCTGACCGCTTCTGGGTCGCCTATACGATGGCCTTGGCGCGGGTGCTGTCGCCAATGCCGTCCGATAATGGGCAGGTGCAGCACATCGCCCACCTTGGCAACGAGCAGCGTCAGCAGCCAGTCGGAAAAATTGTTGATGTCGGTGGTTTCCTTGAGCACGGCCTCGACGGCGAGTCGACGCATCACGATCAGACCGTGCACATGGCTGCCGCTGCGGGCGTGCTGCCGGCGGCTGTAGGTCAAACGCCGCATGGCGATGTCTCGCCCGTCCTCATTGGTCAGCGTTTCGTCGGTGTAGGCCATCACCGCTTGCGGGCAGGCATCCAGCGCATCGGCTAGCCGCGTGAAGGCACTCGCTTCATACCGGTCGTCGGGATCGACGTAGGACACCAGGGGCAAGATGCCTTGTGTATAGCCAGCGGCACGAGCCTTGCCAATGCGGCCCGGAATCCCAGGCAAGATGTGCAACTGGATCGGTGCGCCCGCGAGGCTGGCGATGCAGGCCTCGCGCCATTCATCAGGCTCGTATAGGGTGAGCAAATGAACATCGATGCGCGCTTCGGTTGCCATCAGTCCGTCTATCCCGCGATGTCCGCCCAAGGATCGAGGTCGTCATCAGCGGCTTCCATCGGCAAAGTGACGCGCGAGCGCGAGGCTGGCGTGAAGCCCATTTCGGTGGCGGCCTTGGTCATGATCTGCGCCTGCTTGTTGGCAATCGCCAGATACGGGGACTGCATCGGTACGCCGGTGTTAGGCGCCTTGATGAGCAATCCGGTCTTGTTGATGCCGGCTTGCGCTTTACGATACAGGTCGGCGGCACACGCCCACACTTCCAGCACCGACATGTCGAGTTTCTTCAACAGGTGCGGCGGCGCGCATTCCAGTGCATAGCGCCAGGCCGACCTCGCGCCCTCGCTCATGTAATCAGGCGGCTCGACCAACTCTCCTTGCGGCTTTGGCTCGCGCAGGTTGGTCCGGCATTTCTGCAGCGTGCCTTTGATTTGCTTGACTGTGGTGGGCAGCGGTTTGCGACCGGCCATAACGATTCCATCCTGGGGGGAGTCCCCCCTGTTTCAATTTGCACGCACAAAAATTTGACTGGGCGCACGCATCGCTCGAACACGATGCCAAAGAATTCACCCCCCTACCGGGGTGTGGGCCTGCGTCGTGCGCTTTCACGCGCGGACTTGGCGTTGTGGCAGGACACGCACAGTGACTGCAGGTTGGCAGCATCAAAGCGTGCGCCACCGTCCTTGATCGGTTGGACGTGATCCACAACCCTGGCTGGAACAATGCGACCGGCGACCTCACAGGCCACACACAACGGGTGGGTGGTCAGGTGCGTGGCACGTACAGCTCGCCAATCGCGCGACTGATAGAAGCCGACTTCAGCATCGAAGCCGCGCCGCTTTCGGCCGTAGTCACGGTGGATGACGGACCGGTGTGTCTCGCAGTAGCCGGGCACAGCCAGCACGGCTGAACAACCCGGGTAGCGACAAGGAGTTGGCGCGCTTCGGGGCATTTGCGGTGGATTTCCAACTGATTCAAAAAAGAAGCGATTTACTGGGAGATTCCGCTTGGCTTCTCGCGGGAATGAAGCGTTCATACGAACACCATCAACCACCCAGAGGAACCAAAACCATGTCCTACACCAGCAACGAATTCACCGTCGATGAAATCGGTTTCATCCAAATCGCGCTGACAAAAGTGCTTGCCGCCGCAGCACGCGGCGAACTCGACCTCAACCGACTGGCCCGCGAAGAACTCGCCTCGCGCGGTCTCGATGACCAAGGCGTCTGGGTCGGCTTCGATCGCGCCAAGCAAATCCACAACGTCTGAATTTCAGGAGATACACATGACAACTCAACTCACACCCGCCCAACACGCCATCCTCGCTTACGCCCATCAGCACACCGAAGGCAAGATCGTCTGGTTCCCGGAAAACATCAAAGGTGGCGCGCGCAACAAGGTCCTTGCAGGACTCGTCAATCGCGCCCTCATCACCACAGACCAGACGGACTGGTTTATCGCTGCCGAGGGTTACGACGCGCTCGGTATTCCACGCAAGGCGCCGGTCAGCGTCGAGGCACTTGATGCGGTCATCGAATCGGCCACGCCACGCACGCGCGAGAACAGCAAGCAAGCCCAGGTGATCGCCATGCTCAAGCGTCCCGAGGGCGCGACCATCGCACAAATTTGCGAAGCGACTGGGTGGCAGGCACATACGGTGCGCGGCACCTTTGCCGGCGCGTTCAAGAAGAAACTCGGACTGGAAATCACCTCAAGCAAGGAACCAGGCAGCGAGCGGATTTACACGATCGCCGGTTGATCCATCTCGGACGGAAGTCCGAATGTCGCGCCATCACTGGCGCGTTTTGCTGCTTGTCCGGTGTAGTCCTGCCAGCGACGAACGATCACATCGACATACTGCGGATCGAGCTCGATCAGTCGTGCCCGACGTCCTGTTTTTTCGCAGGCGATCAGCGTTGTTCCTGAGCCGCCGAAGGGGTCGAGCACGATGTCCTGTGTCTTGCTGCTGTTGCGCACGGCACGTTCCACCAGCTCGACCGGCTTCATCGTTGGGTGCAGGTCATTTTTCTGTGGTTTCTTGATGTTCCAGACGTCGCCTTGGTCACGGGCACCGCACCAGAAGTGATCGGTGCCATCGCGCCAGCCATACAGAATCGGCTCATATTGGCGCTGGTAATCGGCACGTCCAAGCGTAAAAGTGTTCTTGGCCCAGATGATGAACGTTGACCATTTGCCGCCAGCAGTGCGGAAGGCCGACTGCAGGGTGTCGAGTTCCGAGGAACTCATGGCAATGTAGACCGCACCCTTTGTGACGGTCAGAATGTTCTGGCAGGCGGCAACGAGAAACGCCCCGAATCCGTCACCCAGGTTGTCGTTCAGGATGGGACGGTTTTTGCCGCGCATCTTGTCTTTGGCGGTGTTGGCGTAATTCACGTTGTACGGTGGATCGGTGAACGTCATGTCGACCAGTTCGTCACCGAGCAGCGTCTGGTAGTCCTCGGACTTGGTGGCATCGCCACACAGCAGCTTATGCTCGCCCAGCAGCCATACATCGCCGGTTCTGGAAATAGGCGTTTCGGTTACCTCGGGAACGGCATCATCATCGGTAAGACCGTCAGTGGCATTGTCTCCTGCAATCAATGCTTCCCACTCTTCCGGCGAAAATCCCGTCAACCCAAGGTCGAAGCCAGCTTCTTTCAATTCAGCCAATTCAATGCCGAGCAGTTCATCTTCCCATGATGCGTTTTCACCGATCTTGTTGTCGGCCAGGATCAGTGCCCGGCGCTGGGTGTCGGTCAGATGTTCCAGCGGCACGACGGGAATATCTGTCATGCCGAGCTTGCGGGCGGCCAGCAACCGGCCATGGCCCGCAATCACATTGTTCTGACCATCCACCAGAATCGGTGCGCCCCAGCCGAACTCACGGATGCTGGCAGCGATCTGCGCCACTTGCGCATCCGAATGCTGCTTGGCATTGCGGGCGTAGGGAATCAGCGAATCAATCGGTCGGTAATGAATCTGCAGTGTGCTCATTGGCATCCGGACATAAAAAAACCCGCCGTGAGTCTTGCTCAGGGGCGGGTTCGAGGGGTTGGACGTTCATGTATTTGTGCCACTTGGCACTGCTCACACGTCTGTCCAGAAGATAGCTGAATAGTACGGCAAAACTCCCCAATGTGTTGCACGCCATAGCCACTCAAAAATGGACAACAACCCAAAATCTTGGACATTGAACGCAATCATTGCCCTGCGTGACCCAACTGTTCAGATGCAACGACATGCGGTCCGTTGAGTTGATCGACGACGACGCCAATCGCCACCTTCCAACGTCGCCACGCTGTCGATCGACAACAGCCGAAACGCCTGCCAATCTCGTTCCAGTCGTAGTTGTCCGCGCGCATCCAGACCAGATGCCGACTCTCTACCTCAAGCCATTGCATCCATGCCATGGTCTCCAGCATTCGGTCCACATCTGCCGGGTCGGGTGGAAAGTGGAACTTTCTCCCTTCATCCGGGTACCGTTCCCAGGATTGGCGAACCATTGGTGGCCACAGGTTGAAATAGCCCTGTACGCGCACAGGTGGCAGGCGCCGACCAGTCACGACAGCATCATAAAACCGTGCGGCCACGTCTTCGCTGCACCAGAGAGTGCCGTGTTTAACCATGGCGTCGTCCTCCGTACAGGCGTTCCCCGATCCGACGGATCAACTGGCGCTCGACATAGTCCAGACGCGCATCGGTCTCAGATACCACCAGAATGTGCTGCTCCTGCCAGCCGCGCTGCTTGACGGCATCGATGTCGACAGGCTCGGACTGCATGCTGCCCAACGGCGATGGATAACGGGGCGATGGAATTTTCATGTCAGGCCTCCTGTGTATCAATGGCCCAGTGCAGCAATGCCAGGGCGTCGGCTTCGTTGTCGTCAGTGACCGCATATCCCTTTGCGCGCATGGCAGCGATGACCTCGTCCTTGCTGGCGTTGCCTTTTCCGGTCGCGTGCTTCTTGATCGTGCCAACGGGGACACCCAGGTACGGGATGTTGTGGTGCTCGCACCATGCGGTGAGGGTAGCCATCAGGCCGCCATAGACATGGGCAGCATCCACGCCGGCGTGACGGCGTACCTCCTCGAAATACACGACGTGGATGTCGGTCGCGATGGCCTTGAGTTCGGTGAGCCAGCGTTTGAATTTGAGGTAACGCATACCGCCGCCCTCGAAGCGTTGCGTCCGAAAACTCGCGAAACCATGTGCAATCGGGCCGTCGCCAGGACGCAGTGCCCAACCTGTGGTGGTACCCAGATCAATGCCCAAGATGGTCAGCGTGTGACCGGCAGGAGCGCCGAGTTCGATCACGTTGCCGACTCGGTCTGACGCAGCGGACTCAGCACAACGTAACTCCTCTTTAGGTGCGCCCGCGCGCACGTGTAGCAAGTTAATGTTGTGAGTTGTCAGCTGCGTCAGACCGTGGCTGGAATTTGCATTTTTCATGATGATCAGCCTCAGTTGTCGATGTAGGGATAGGACGGCCGCGCCATGCTGGTAGGCTCTTTCAGGCCAATGCCAACGAAGCCGCGCATGCCACCGCTGTTGCGCCATTTCTCGAAGCGCCGGGTCAGTAGTGCATCCGAGAATCGACGCATAGCGCCCACGAATTCACCGTTGGAGTCTGCCCACTGCTTCCAGTCGTTGAACAACTCAAAGGTCAGCGCCTTGGCGTTGCCATGTAATACGCAGCGATCCTCGATCCAGCGTCCCATGGCGTCCTCGGCCTCGAAATACTCTTCGGTCGCATCCATCACGCTTTGCGGCTGCTTGAGACCGGACTGTTGCCACAGCAGACAACCTTCCAGCGCCCACGCCAAGATGCCGTCGCGCTCTTGCAGCAGTTTCTCGGTGAGCTTGCCGTCGCGGCGATCGGGCGGAATCGTCACCGTGAACGGAATCAGGTGCAGTCGCCGCTTCATGGCCTCGTCGACGTTGCGAATCGATGGCTTGTGGTTACCGGCAATGACCAGCTTGAAGTGCGGCGTGTAGTCGAAAAAGTCCTGACGCATGAAGCGCGCAGACACCTTGTCACCACCCGTGATGGTTTTGATCTTGGATTCGTTCCAGCGCCGCCCCTGCTCGGTCTCGATCGACGCAACAAAGCGCGCACCACGCAGACCTGCCAGGTCGGTGGGATGGCGATCGGAGCGCGTTTCCATGAACGTGTCCATGGGCGCATTGGCCGCGTAGTCGCCGAGAATGGTGGCGATCACGTTCACGAATACCGATTTGCCGTTGGCCCCTGTGCCGTACAGGAAAAACAGCGCGTGTTCGCTGGTCACGCCAGTCAGGCAGTAACCCACCATACGCTGCAGATAAATCATGAGCTCGGCGTCTCCGCCAGTCACGTCTGACAAGAAGCTGCGCCAGATCGGGCAACAACCTTTCGGAACCGCAGTGGCAACCTTGGTCATGCGGTCGGCACGTTCATGCGCACGGATATGTCCTGTACGCAGATCCACCACGCCGCCCGACGTATTCAAAACCCAGACGTCGGCATCCCAATGCTCAGCTAAAGATGCGTGCTTGGGATCGCTGCGCGCGATGCGCTCTACCGCGCTGATGGTGGAGGAACTGGCCAGGCGCGCCCGCAGTCGTGGTGTATCGGCCTTGAAAGAAGCAGCGCGGCAGATGTTGCGCGACAGGTGCTGGATGTAGAGCATCTGGTCGGGATTCCAGCGTATGCCGGTCCACACCAGCCATTTGCCCCATTGCGCACAGTAGCGCCAGTCCTCGCCATAACGGCGAGTGAATGCAGTGGCCAGCCCATCCTCGGTGGTCCAGTCGATGCCCTCGACCAGTGCGTCATCGATCGGCGCATCCGTTTGCACGGACACCGGCACGCGGTCCCCCGTGGCGAGGAAGCCCCGGACGTCAAAACCTTCTGCAATGGCGTCAAACGCATCCCAGCCCTCGGGTTTGTCGGCTGGCGGATAGAGGATGGCGCACGACGCCGCACCGACCATCAAAATGGCCTGAGATGCGCGGTCGGCGTATTCCCAGCCTGGTTTGTCACGATCCGGCCAGATCAGAACGGCCTTGCCGATCAGGGGTGACCAGTCGGTTTTATCGACCGGCGCATTGGCGCCGTGCATGGCCGTGGTGGCACAGACGCCTAAACCGATCAGCGCCTGCGCACACTTCTCGCCCTCGACCAGAACAATTGCTTCGGCTGCGTCGGTGCGCACCATGCCCGGCTGGTTGTACAGCGGGCGCGGATTGGGTGGAGCCATCTTGCGGCGATTGGCATCCCACGGTCTGAATTCCTTGCGCCGACCGGGTGGGTCATAGCGATAAACCACCGCGATCAGCGTGCCGGCGGCGTCCAGATAGTCCCACTTGGCAGTGGCCTGACCAAGATCATCGACGGGCACTTCGCGTTTGGCCTTGCGCAGCGGGGCGGGACTGGCACGCCCGGTGAGATCACTGGCGTACTGCAACACCCGCGCGAAATCGGTGTGCACATCCACCGCCAGATACCGCGCGATCAAATCGAAGATGTCGCCACCATCGCCTGTTGCGCGATCGGTCCATAACCCAGCTTTTTCGCTATCGAGGACGATCTCCAGGCTGTCACCCGGACTGCCTAATACGTCACCGATATGAAACTTGCCGCGCCGAACTTTGCCAGCCGGAAAAATGCTGAGCAATACCGATTCAAGCCGCGCCAGCAAGGCCGCCCGGATTTCTTCTCGCTGATGATCGCCATTACCTGTGCGTGGAGTCGCGGCCAAATCTCCGTCATCGTTGAAGTCGATCATTCGGCCTCCTTGATGCCAGGCTGGGCACTCTCGCTTTGTGCCCACGTTGTGAGTTCGGACATGCGAAATCGAACCAGTCCACCCAGCAGGTAGTGGGGAATCCGTTTGGCTGAGCGCATGCTGCGATCGCTGAACCAGTAGTACGGCAGGCGAAGTGCATAGGAGGCTTGGCGGGCGTCGACCATGCCTTCGCTGGTCATCGGCATTGGGAGATGCACGTTCTCGTCATTCATGGTTTTGTCCTCCAGCAACGATCTGCCCACGCGCAGAACTTGCATTCGAAATGGGTGGAATCGGTGAACGATCGCGGCAGCAGATCGCCAGCCTCACTGGCCTGGATCACGCGGGCGGCGCGGTCGGACATGCGCTGCGCCAGGGCTGCGTCGAACGGAATCAGTTCGGCATAGATTTCCATCGTGTCGGCATTGACGGCGGTGAACAGTGCCGGGTGCTCGTGCAACTCGAGGTAGCTCTGGTACAGGGCGATCTGCGCGGCATACACGGGTTTGGATACGGCCAGCTTGTGTTTTTCAACATCGCGCCAGGACTTGGCACCAAGGCATTTGTTCTCCCACAGCGATGGGTAGGCAAAGCCATCGGGGCCACCGATCAAAACGCCGTCGACGTGCCCACGCAGGCGACCACCTGCCACCGAAAAACCAAACTGCTGACCGTTGGCGTCTTCGGTTTTGAGCTGGAAACCCGCCATGCGCAGCCAGCGGATCACCATGTCCTCGGTGCGGTGCCCACGCTCGAAAATGCGCAGCAGTCGCCCTGAGAATCCCTTGCCGTGATCGACCGGTGCGTGAACGTACTCGTACTGCAGTTGGCGTTCGCAGGCAGCACCCAGGCGCGATGCACCCAGGTACTCACGCGGTGGCGTTGCATCCCGTTCTGCTTCCAGTGCAATGTCGAACAGTTCCTGCAGCCGGCCCGAGAGACTGGCCGATGAATTGAAATCGATCATGGCGTGGTCTTCCATGGCAGGTCATCCTCCATGTCCGCGAACGGGTTCTCCTGCACGGGCGGTAGCGACTCGCGGATGGGATCGTTGACAGGCCTCGTACCGGGCATGCGCACTGGTGGATACTTGGTGCGTTCATGCTGCGCGGCCATCTCATCGACGTAGGCAGTGACGATGGCCTCGATCACGGACAGCGCCTCCGCTTCGGAGTAAGCCCCGAGGGGCTTGTCGAAACCGATGGCGGCAGCCGCTTCACCGAAGAACTTGAGGCACATGCGCATGGCGGCTTTTTCCAGCGGAGTGGCATCAACCATGGCAGCCTCCGGCGGCAAACCGTTGTCTAGCGCACTGCGCCATGACCCGTACATCTTGTGAAACGCGTCCTGGCAGCGGCGTGAACAAAACACCCAGTCGATTGGGTAACGGCGCACGTCGCCCACTCGGTGCCGATTCTCGGTGTGACCATAGCCGCGCGCTTCGCGTGAACAGACCCAACATTTCATGGCGGGCTCTCATTACTGTGCCCACGACGGTTTGCCAGTCGCAGATGCTGGAGTCGGGCGTGCTGGTGCAATAGGTGCCGTCGGCGCCGCGTGACCCGTACCAGCGACCGCCTTGGTCACGCCACCCATGAGTGCCGTGTAATCTTTGTGATCCGGCTCGATGGCCAGCTTCACAACGTTGCGGTCTTCACCCTTGGCGTCCTTCTCCACATCGACGCGCGCGATGAATTCGATGCCGTCCAGATCCGCGAAGCTGTTGATCCGGCGCGCGGCAGCCGCTTGCGGCGTGTTGTCCTGGGGGTGAACATTGCGCGAGCTATTAAGCGCGGCGCGAATGAAGCTGCGACCCATCTGACCCCAGGTTGGTCCCTTCTTGGAATGCAGGCCGACGTTGGACCACATCTTGCGTTTGGCGAAAGGACCGCCGGTGACGACGAATTCGCAGGACAGAAACACCGCGCCGGTCTCAAAGGACTCGGTGGCGTAACCACCAGTCCAGCCTTGACTAAGGTCGTCATGGCCGCCGGGTTTGATGGTCATGCGCAACGGCACGATGGTGCCCTTGGGGATCAGGTCGAATGCGCCGTGCTGTGCTTCGGCGTCGTTGAAATCGTTCCAGTTGCTGGAGGTATTGGCGTTCATGGCGTTTCCTTTAATTTGATGAGGTCGATGCCGGGGCGGTCTGGCCGAGGCACTTGGCGATAAGTTTTCCGAGGTGGGGCTCTTCGATGGCTTCCAGGCGGCCGCTGCGATCCTTGGCGGGGAAGCCAAACGGGTTGTCCGCGCGGGTGACGAAGCCCCGATAGCTGCTGCCGTCGTCGGCCTTCAGGACCGAGAGCACGACGACCTCGTCCAGCACGCCGGGCAATTCCAGTGCGGTCTTGCTGCCTTCCAGTTGCAGCTGGTAGTAGCGGCGGTTGAAGTCGTCGGTTTTTTCTTCCAGGATGGCGACGTAGATGACGTGCTTGTCACGGACGTGCTGCAGGTGCGTGAGCGCGGTGATCATTTCTTGGCCTAAGAGGCCATACGCGCCCCTGTTGTCGGGCTTGCCGGTCTTCTCGCTCATGGCCTGCGGCTGGGTCTTGCACCAGGCAAAACACAAGCGCGAGAGCACGGTCAGGCTGTCGACGAAGTAGGTGTCGTACTTGGCCAGTTGCGCCGGGTCACCAAACTTGGTGCAGACATGCTCGAAGTGCGCCTGTGAGAAGGCTTGATCGGCGCTGGCCGTGGGCATCGGGCCGGCAAGGAACACCACCAGATCGCGAAATTCTGGCCAGGTGCGCGGACGCACCGTGTCACCAGGCCAGTCACGCACCGACAGGTCACCGGCTTCCAGATCCACAAACAGGGTGGTCTCCGGCGGCAGCGTTTTGAGCTGCGTGGTTTTGCCCACGCCCGGGACACCAACCAGTCCGACTTTGGCGCTGTGACGTTCTTTCAGCCGATCTTCGGCAGAGATGATTGGGAGTGCCATCACGCCACCTCACGAATCTGTACGACCACGGTTGGATTCCAGAGGATCTGGTAACCGGAGTGGCCGTTGCGCGAGAACGGCAAGGCCTCAGCCCATTGCTGGCCAGCGTCGGTCAGTTCCCATTCGTCACGGTCGTTCTTGAATTGAAAGCCCAAGGACTGCAGCCGGGTGTTGACAGCGCGTGCCGACATGCCGACGCGTTCACCGACCTGCGTCGGGTTCAAACTGCAGATTGGCTCATTGGCCGCCGGTAGTACCTTGCGCAGGGAGTCGACTGCCAGACCGGTGTTTTCATGGATAACGGTCAGCGTCGCGGCCATGGCGATGCCGGGTTTCACGCCGGGCACGCGAGCAATGGCCTCGCCGATGGACAGGATGGCGTTGACGCGATCCTGTGTTGGTGATGGCAAGGCGGCGACCGACCCGGCTGACGCATATGACCCGGTTTTACGGATTGAGGGCAGCACTTCGTGGGTGACCCAGCGCTTGAAGCGTTTGGCCTCGGGCTTGCGGCTTCCCAGCACCAGATTGAACAAGCCGGACTCGTTGACTACGGTCATGTCTTGCGGGCCGCCAGGGGTGTGAATTGAATTCACCCCCTTTTCGTCATCGTCGAGGCGCTCCAGTGCTTTGCGATCAAGGCTCAGCGTAGACAGTACGTCGGCTGCGACAAACATCGGTTCGCCGTTCTCACCCATGCACACGCGCACATTGCTTGACTCAAAATTGAATGCGACGAGTTGGTTCATTTCGTCACCCCCACGGCGATATCGCCAATGGTTTCGGCACCTGGGTAGGTGTGCTCACGCGCCAGCGTATAAAGCGCTTCGAGGGCATTGCGGCGGCGATGAATCGCCGAGCTTTCGCGGCTCAGGGACTGGATCGCAAACGCGACCTCGTCGAGGGTGGCGTTCAGCAGCGGCTTCTCGACCGTGTTGCCGTAGCGATCCTCGTAGCTGATGCTTGTGCCGAGGTGCTCGCCGACGAAACCGCCGAGCTTGGCCTGAAGGGTTTGATGCAGGGTTGGGGTTTTCATGCGAAGTTCTCCTGTACAAGTGCAAGGCGGTAACTGGTTTTGCCGGGCTTCACGGTGCGGGCCTTGACGAAGGTTTCCTTCAAGGTCGTAGGCCAGGCGTTGAAGCGGGACTCGGAAATCGAGTAATCGATGTCGATGAAGTCGCCAACCTTGTCGCCGGTGGCAGCGATGCGTTGTGCGAAATCGGCCAGTGCGGCTTGATCCCACGTCACGCGTTTGGGGGCATCGACAGTGATCCGCAGCGGACCGTCGGTGAAATGGACGGCACCGAAATCCTTGCCGGCCTCGATGCGGGCGGCGCGCGCCTGCTCGCCATAGGACTGCTCCAGAGCGGCATCGAATTTGGTGCGCGCCTTCTTCAGCCAATCAATGGCGGTATCGAGGTTGCGGTTGATTTCCTGCTTTTGGGCTGGGGACAGCGCCGCCAGTTGGCTTACAGACATCTCAGCGATGTCGGCGGGGAAGATGGTCAGATCAGTCATGGCCATTTCCTTCACAGATACGCACGAGCTGAAGTCGAGTGGCGTGCGACGCGCCGCTCAAACGATTCGACTTCTGAGATCAGGTAGGTGACTCGGGCGCCCAGCTTGCAGAAGACTGGACCCAAGGACTCTTGCCGCCAACGGCGAAGAGTTTTGACGGAGAGCCCCCAGCGGGTAGCGAGCTCGTTTTCGTCGAGGGCGATGCGCGTGACACCGTCTCGACTGTGCCGGCTGTGTGGCCGGCCGGATTCAACTAATTGGACTTGGTTTTGCATTTCGATGTGCCTCCTTTATGAAATGGGCACATCGAAGTTTCCGCATGGATTTATGGGCGGTGTCTGGTTCCGTTTATGGTCAGATTTATGGGTTGCGACGCACTCGGTACCGCGCACGCTGCGCTTTTTCAATCACATCTTCTCGAGCCTGTTTGCCGCCGAAAGCGTCGTCGAACGATTGATAGCCGGTGTTGGTCAGCCCATTGACGTCTGCCCAGGACATTTCCGGTGGTGCCTTTCCTGTCTCGCCCCACATGACTTTGATGATCTTTGCGCGCTCGGGAGCGAGTTCGCGTGATTTGGCGAAATGCGGCAGTTTCAAGCGATCGCCCTGAAGAAATTGCTCAGGCTCGGGAATGCCGTTGATCGTCAGGAACCCACGCAACACCCGATCGAAGGCGCTCGCGTCGAAAACGTCCTGCCCGTCTTCCACGCGAACGAAATCGTTCAGGCTGCGCATCACATGGTCGCGCGGCAGGCTCTCGTTGCTCGGTCGATGCCGAAGGAGTACGCCACCGCGAGGCCATGCCGTGTCGCACAGTACGGGCGACGTTTCTGATGCTGGTGCGCGTTCCCATAAACGCCCCACAAACACCGGCGCAAAATCGTGAGTGCCAGCGATTCGCGCATTGCCCAGGTGCCAGAGATGATCTGGCACGCGTGTACGCCGCTGAGATAGCTGTCGTGGCTCGATGCCGATCAGGCTGCACAGATCGGTGAGCCATGTTTCGACGCGCAGCGCGTAAAGCACGATGTCAGAGAGCGGGCGGGTAACGATTCGAGATCGTTGTTGCGGGCTGCGGTATCGAAACACGCCGGCACCCTCGTCAATATCGGCCTCGACTTCTTCCTCCGAATCGAGGAAAGGCACCATCACACGGGTCAGGTAGCCATCCTCAACCACCCACCGGCGGCGAATAAATTCGGCGCGGTGGTGACCGATGGTGGTCGCAGTCACGCGCGGTTCGACGCTGCGCACGCGCTCAATGGTGCGGAAATAATCCACGTAAGCAGACATGGCGTGCTCCTCAGAATTCACACAGAACGCCGAGTCGCGCCAACCGCTCAATCACGCGCTTGCGGTCATCCTCGGTCTTGCTCTTGTCATTCAGACCGTTGGGCGATGTAATCTGGACGGCCACGTTGTGGGCTTTGCGGTGCGGTTGCTTTGCCATCCGAAAAACCAGCTTCACCTGTGACAAGGCATAACCGGTTAGGTCATCCAAACCGTAGTCGTCATAGGCGACTTGGTAGATGTGACGGGCGTCGCGCCGATCCCGACCAATCACCAGCGTGCTCGACAGGTGCTGGACAATGTCGCGTCCGTTAGCTTCGTCGATGGTGTTCTGTTCGAAGGGGCGCGCGATCTTCACTTGCAGGATCGAGATCTTGTCGACGCCGTCGACGAGATGCTGTTCAAGGCGCTTGAGCATAGCGTGCGTCGAAAAGCCCAGAAGATCAAACTCACGCATGGGCATGTCGTTGATCGCCCCTTCGCAGGCCAGCACCACATCACGAAAGATGGTGGCCAGGTCACGGCGCGATTCTTTATCCTCGCAGAACACGCCAAGCGCACCCGTGCCAGGCTCCCACGAAAAAATGGCCGACATGGCAGCCGGTTCTTCGTGGTCGACCACTTCACCGCCTGCGACTTGTTTGAAATGTGCCGTCGAGCCATTGAAAGTTGCCGTGAGCGTGTGCAACAGCACTGGCGCCGGGTCGTCTGCATCCTCTCCGTCGCAGCGATCGGCATGAGCAAGGTCGCGCCGTGTGAACTGCTCGATCAAAATTTGGTCGGCGGCGATTTTTGGGTACAGGGCTGCGATTCGGCCGCGCAGCACATCCTGCATGTCGATATCGACTTTGGGCTCAATGCCTTTTGGACCCAGGTAATGGCTGGAGAAGTTTTCACTCTTCCACTGCCGATGCATCACTTGCAGGCGCTCGGCATGCTCGAAGCGGTTATCGGCCTTGACGCCGGCAGATGGAAATTCCTGAAGGAGATGCAGGTGCAGCGCGCGGCTGTACCTGTCTGTCGGCGCAACGACTACCGCCGCGTCGCCCTCATTTTTTTCGTCGAGCAATGACTGGACGGCCTGCGCACCGTATTCATCGTCCAGCAGTACTACCTGTTCAGCCGCACGCTCGATGCGCTGCTGTTTATCGGGCGCGAGCTTGGCCACGACGTGAAACAGCGCCTTGCGCGCTGGAATCGGCAGCACCCCGTTTGCGGCCTCAACCAGTGCCGCAATTTCAGGCAGCGTGGTGTCGGCGGCGCGCTCGACCATGGTCAAGATGAGCGTCGGTCGTTTTACCTTGCGCGCCAGGGTGACGAATTGCTCCATGCACGGGAGGACATCGGGGCCATCGTCCGATTGCCGGTTGCGCGCTTTCTTTGATGTCTGCTGAACTGCAGCCGACTCTTCTTGTTTTTCGAGGTTGTTTTGTTCGACTGCCGTCATCATGAAAATCCTTTACTGAATGAAGTGCGCGATTGCGCGAACGGTTAATTACAAGTTTCAAAAAATGCCGACACGAAGTCGGCGGCTAAGTGGAAGCAGGGGTTAAGTAATTCCTGCTTCCGGCTTTAAAAGCCCGTACCGTTCCATTCTGACTTGAATGAAACGTCGATGAACACCGAAGTGCCTGGCTAGTGTTTGTTGAAGTTCAAACATTTTGTTGGGGCTGGAAAACATTCCTTGCCTGGTCGTCAAATGGATGGCTGCCCCGGGAGTTTCGGGGTCCAGGGACGGACTGCGATTGATTGTCACGCCATGCTTTGGAGCGAGTTCTTCCACTGCGCGATACAAATGCTGACGCGGCACAAGCAACGAGCCCATGAATTCGTTCGCGCGCAGCTCGGCAAAATGGACATTGCGCTCGAGCTCGCTGTTCCGTACTGCGCTCGGCTCTGGCTGTTTTGCCAGATGCTCGGCATCACGAGTTGTGGTGCGGTAGGCCTTGCGTGCCAACTCGGACGGGTCGTCAAACAGACCGGGGCCTTGAGCAGCAGCGGCAATCCAACTCGGCGCATCGAAAATGGCGTGGCCAAGTTCGTGGGCAAAGGTACTCAGCACCAGCTCTTCAGTTGCTGTTTCACTGACAGGAGACACTGACAGCACTGTGGCATCCATTGATGCCGCAGGATCAAACTCGCAAACACCCAGTACCGGATTTCCCTGATCGTCGTTGACGGCGTGCTCGGTGCCGACCCACAAGTCGAACCGGATGCCGTTGATTTTCAGGCTGCTGATGCCGCGCAACACCGCCAGCGAAATGGCGTCGGTGTTGGCATCAACCAGCTGCTGGCGGGCCAGCACTGCAATACCTTCGACTTCAGAATGTTTGATGTAGAGAGGGAGTTTCCGGTCGCAGCACCGGTAGGCAAGGGTCAACTCCGGCATTCACTTCTCTCCCGTCGCGCGCTTGCGATACATCCGAACGATATCGCCCACGTCCTCTCGCATATCCGGCGGGAGGCGACTGGCTTCGATGAAGGCCTCATCGGGGTTTTCACCAAGAATTTCTGCGGCTTTGCGGATCAGTTCGTCCTTGGGCGGCTTTTCCATCTCGCGTTCAATGCGCGACCAATAGGCCGGGGAGATGTCGAGCTGGCGCGCGAAGTCGTTCATCGCAATGCCTTTCGCGTCCCGTTTTTGTCTGATGTAGGTTCCGAAACCCATGATGTGACCCAGTTGCGTGATTAGTTAATTGACTCAATCATAAAGTCGGAAACCATCGGCGTCAACTGTTTTGTTAACGCGCAATTCAGGAATCCATGCGACAACCGGAAATGGCAGCGGATTGCTCTCCTTTGCCATCCTGTTCGGAGCATCTGGCTCAGTATTGATGCCTGTTGCTATTCCCCGGAACCGTCATGAAGAACCTCGAACTTATGCCCCCGGCAGAGATGTCTGCCGCAGCCCGCGCTGCTGAAATCACCACCATCCTTGCGGCTGCCATCGTCCGCACGCATGCCACAGACAAGCAAAAACAGAGTGCGAATGAACTTGTCTTCCTGCCCGACCAGAGCGTTCATACAACCCCCTATCAAAAGAAGAGGTTGTGATGAACGAAAACGTCAGTATCGGCGCAAGCCAAAAACAAGTATCTGTTGCGGCACGTATCTCCGAGCTATCGTGCCTGCCGATGGCCAACCTGTGGACGCTATGGGATCGGTATTTCACCCGCCGTCCGGATTATCCGAACCGCACATACGTCGAGTCCCGCATCGCCTACAAATTGCAGGAAGATGCCTTTGGCGGGCTTTCGCCCGAAACGAAGCTGCGTCTGGAAGCCATCGGCGCGAAGCATTCGAAGATCAAACAGCGAGCCAAACCGCGCGAGTTCAATTTTGCACCGGGCACGGTCTTGTTGCGCGAATGGGGTGAGCGGGAACACAAGGTCACGGTGTCTGCCAACGGCTTGTTTGAATACGAGGGGCGCGCATTCAAGAGCCTGACCGCCGTTGCGCGGCACATTACCGGCGCTCATCAGAGCGGCCCCCTGTTTTTTGGCATGGGTGGTAAGCGAGGTGCGCAATGAGCGAAATTGCAAACAGCAAGTCGCGCAAACGCTGCGCCGTCTACTGCCGGGTGTCATCGGACGAACGCCTGGATCAGGAATTCAACTCCATTGATGCACAGCGCGAGGCCGGCCACGCCTACGTCGCCAGCCAGCGTGCCGAGGGCTGGATTCCGGTGGCCGACGACTACGATGATCCTGGATTTTCTGGCGGCAACACGGATCGCCCTGGCCTGAAACGATTGTTGGCTGATATCCAGCGCGGCCTGGTTGATATCGTGGTGGTCTACAAGATTGACCGCCTGACGCGCAGCCTGGCCGATTTCTCCAAGATGGTCGAAGTGTTCGAGCGCCATGGCGTCTCCTTCGTGTCGGTCACCCAGCAGTTCAACACCACCACCTCCATGGGGCGGCTGATGCTCAACGTGCTGCTGTCCTTCGCCCAGTTCGAGCGCGAGGTCACCGGCGAGCGCATCCGCGACAAAATCGCGGCGGCCAAGCGCAAGGGCATGTGGATGGGCGGTGTGCCAACCCTGGGCTACGACGTCGAAAACCGCCTGCTGGTCATCAATAAGACCGAGGCGGCGGTGGTACGCCGAATCTTTGAGGAGATGCTGACCATCGGTTCGCCAACGCAGATCGCAGCGAACTTGACCGCCGAGGGCATCACCACCAAGGCGTGGACGACGCAGGAAGGCCAGATTCGCAACGGAACGCAAATCGACAAAAAATACCTGCACAAGCTGCTGCGCAATCGCATCTTCCTTGGCGAGATTTCCCACAAGGGGAAGTGGTTCCCCGGCGTACACGCGGCCATCGTTGATTCCGGTCTCTGGGATCGCGTCCACGAAGTGCTGGCCAAGGATTCGCATGGCCGATCGGTGGAAACCAAAATCCGGTCGCGCACCGACGCGCTGCTGCGCGGCCTGCTTTACGCGCCGTCTGGCGAACGCATGTATCCGACCTACTCGCGCAAGAACGGGCGCAAGTACCACTACTACGTGTCCAAGTCGGAGAGCCGGTTTGGTGCACCAGGCAAGACTTACGAGCGCCTGCCGGCCCCCGAGATTGAGAGCGCGGTGATCGCGCAGATCCGCACCGTGCTGACCAGCCCCGAGTCGATTGCATCGGTGGTGCGGTGTATTCAGCGCAATGGGGCGCAGATTGACGAGTCGACCACGGTGATGGCGATGGGGCGACTGAACGACGTGTGGGAGCAATTGTTTCCGGCCGAACGCCATCGAATTGCGAATCTGATGATTGATCGCATAGACCTTGTCCACACGGGCGAGGTTCAGGGCATCAAGGTGAAATGGCGCGAAATTGGCTGGAACGCGCTGATTGGGGAATTCGCGCCCAGCGGCATCGGTGCCGAAATGCTGGAGGCAGAAGCCTGATGGATGACTCACTGGAAACCTTCGTGCCATTGTTGTTTCGTCGCAAGGGGTCAAGGCGCGTGGTTACGGACGACCGCCATGTCCACGACGTGACGCTGCTGGAAGGGCTGGCGCGGGGCTATTATTGGCAGCATCTGGTCGACACCGGGGCGATGCAAAGCGGCTCAGACGTCGCTCGGGCAGAAGGCCTGGACCCGTCCGTGCCCAACGAGCTGATGCGCCTCACCCTGCTGGCGCCCGACATCATCGAGATTTTGATGACCGGCAGGCAGCCGCGCAGAATGAACCTGATCTGGTTTCAGCGAAACCCGATACCTGTGGATTGGGAGGCGCAACGCCAGATCGTGCAGCGCTTTAAGGAGGATGCATGAGCAGGAAACACCGAGGGCGGTACCAGGGTGACGCCGTCACGTATCAATTGCCGTCACCTGCCGGCGGCGTGCAACTGGAAACTTTTGTGCCCTGGACATTGGTGAAGCGCGGCATAAAAATGCAAATCATCACGCCGCTGGATGCTCCGCAGGAATTCATGGAAGAGGCGCGCCGGGAACGGCATGCTCGCGATTCGGAACAAGACACCGCGCTCCTGCGCGCGCTTGGTCTGGCCTATCATTGGCAGCGGTTGCTGGATGAAAAGCGAGTGGGCTCGGTGGCAGATATAGCTGCGGCAGAGGATATTAATGTGACGCAGGTGCGCCGCCTGATGCGGCTGACCTTACTTGCCCCGGTGGTCGTGGAGCGCTTGGCAGCCAAGTCGGAAACGGCGCTGGAGCATTTGATGCGCTGCCCTTGGCCCGCCACGTGGAAAGACCAGGTCAGGGTGCTTTTGCCAACCGTTTGAGAACGACACCCACATGCCAGTCACCGCCTCCGGGCGGTTTTTTTTCGATTTCTCGGCTCTCAGTCGCCGCCTGTACAGCAGTTTCCAATTACAACCCACACCGCGCAAACCCGCATGAATACTGAATGTGGTGTCGAAAGCGCGCGCGAGGCAAACAGAGAAAACTGCGAGCAGAGAGACCGCCAACGTGCAAAAACTGGTGCGGTAGCGCAGGTGACGCGCGCGAGGCAATGGCCGGAAACCGCGCCAACACTGGGGCTTCGGGCAAAAAAAATCCCAACCGATAAGAGTTGGGATTTCAAATTATGGTGGAGACGGCGGGAATTGAACCCGCGTCCGGGACGGGCGCGGGGTTGCAAGCGTTAAGAATACAGCACCTGCGTGC